TGCCCGTACACCGGACGCCATTCCTCACTCGTGACAAGCAGAAGTTCCCAAAGGTTACGGCGGAAACCGGTCAGCTTGTTATTGGATGAACTCAAGCGTTTGAACTCTTCCATCAACGCGTTCAGCACCGAAGCGTTCCAGGTGTATTCCTTCTTCACATCCTCGGGAAGAGCGACCATCTCACCGTTCTTGTCGTAACGGTAATCCTCGAAAAAGTTCTCGGCCTTCTCGTCTTTCTTCACTATGTTACGGATCATTTCCTGTCTCATTTGTTTCTCGGGTTCGCCATGACGCTCAACCCAACGTTTCTTGTATTTCTCGGGAAGGGAGGAATAGGCATACAGAGCCGGATTATTTTCACCACCGCCACGGGAAACGACATCCAGTTTTTCTCGGGACAGCTGGCTATTCAAAGTGCCTTTGGGCATTATATCCAGCAACTCTTTGTAAGTTACACACAATATATTATCAAAGTATTCCATCTCCCAGCTTGATTATCAATCCTCTAAATCATTCAAAGGGACATGCTTCTTCAGCAGCCGCACGGAGATCCCGAAATTCAACACTACGAGAAGTTCCAGCAGCGGATTAATAAAAAAAATAGAGAGCAGGATCCCGAAACTCATACAGAAGTAAAGCACGCAAAAGCGCTGTTTTCGTTTCAGACGAGCAAACCAGTGCAGCTGGTCGCTGAACAATGTCATCAAATCATTTTTCATGGCTACTTGTATTTTGAGGATTACCACCTACTTTGGATCCACCGCGCTCAATGGCGAGCTTACGAATGGAACGGGCCAGTTTGCTGTTCTTACGGAAGGCAAGCGCATGACTCACCATCACGTTTGTACAGCCCATCAGTTCGGCAATTTTATTCACCTCACCGTATTCTACAACTATTCGTTCTTTCATACTATCTAATATTTAAATTATCGTAGTGGGCAGTCGCGGATTCGAACCGCGGACCATAACCTCTCCATTATAGGAGTTTAGTTTGTTCTACCAGCTGAACTAACTGCCCGAGAAAATTATTAAAGCTCCTTTATCGCATCCTCCGGAACACATATTACAGTCCAAACCTGACCATTTTTCATATAATCGATATTATATTCCCGCACGAACGTACAAATGTTATAATCCCAGTCACGAACTATACCATCAATGATCTCACCATTTCTCTTGGTGATTCTCACACTTTGTCCCTTTTTAAATTTTACTTCCATTTTGCTTCTTTTTAAATTCTCATTGTTACCTCAAGCCTTTTTTGTAGCTTTGGGGCGTGTTTAAACTTTAATCACGTGGCAAATATAGTCTAAGTTTCTTAGACAACAAAGTGTTAATCCAAATAATTTAGATTTATGAGCGTTTTTTCTAAGAATCTTAGATATCTAAGGGAGAGTAGGGGACTTAAATTAGATGAATTTGAGTTTCTGGGCATCAAAAAAGGTACAATGTCAAACTATGAACTGGGTAATACAGAACCTAAATTGAGTTTGTTATGTGAAATATCTAAGTTTTTTAGAATATCAATCGACGACTTTCTTTTAAAAGATATAGAAGCCGAAAAAATTACACCAGTAGTAACGGAAACAGCTCCTCCAGAAACAGCTAACAATAATTTTAGGGAGCTTCTGGATGTTTTAAGGGAAAAAGACTCCACCATTCGAGAAATGGCAGAGGAAATAGGGATGCTCAAACAGACAATTACACAACTTAAACAGGACAAGTCGGGGCGTGTTTCGGATGCAAGCGATTCTACGGTTGCCAATGCCATCTAAAACGTGTTTTATGGGGAAAGGGAGGTAAAAACAGTTAAATCACTATTTTACAGCAGAATATATAAAAATACAGGGGAGTAAATAAATATTATCTATATACAATTTACCCCCTACAATATTATAAAAACCGATGAATACCAAATAAAAAAAAGATATTTCCCCGTTTTATTAGAACAAAATAGGCACAAAAATGAATAACCAAATGAATAAGCAATCAAAACATTTCGTTTTTGTAATAGCTTAAATGAATAACCAAATGAATAAGCAAGTGAATAACCTTTCCACTTTTTAAGACGTTCAAAGCGTTCAAACGGATAAATACAGCCTTCCATCATAGTTTGACACTTATAAGGGCAAAAAAAGCCGCTTTTGCGGCTTTTAATTGCGTTCTAAGGACATGTTATCAAGCGAGACTGAATAATCATTGCACGTTTCGTGTATTTGGCAATGTCATCAACCAGTCCAGCATGTAAAAGACTACTCTTAGTGATTCCGACCTGTTTCTCCGTCAGAGTTTCAAAAATGGCCGATATACTACCAAAGTAGATGTTCTTTTTCTCAAAAATCAAATGTACATGGATAACTTTACTCATGATATATAGTATTTATTTCACTGCAAATATACCAAATATCAGCTATATGGAATAATTTTAATAAATAAAAATAGGAGAGAAGCGAAGCGCTCCCCTACTCCACTTGCATAAATTACACCATTTGGTTATCTTTGTATATGGAAGTATGGCCTGGGCAAAGCATCGGAGTGAAATAATACCATACTGCCTGAATTCTCCCCTACTCCACTCCTAATGTAAAGAGATTCATTTGAACGGCGTTCAAACAAGGTTCAAATGTAAGCTCGATGTAAAGCGATGTAAACGCTTCGTTTTTCCACCCAGCTCACTCCTACCCCGTTCTAACGCTTTGAAAACCAAAGCAATCAGATATTTTCAGACCGACCGAACTTTGACACGCATCGTTTCTCCCCCCTTAAATCGAACCGGATATTACTGTGTGAGAACAGCGTGTCCATCCGATGGTTCAGAATCATATCTTCCGTTACTCCGCATTGCAGTCCTGTTTCTTTGGACAGCAGCCAAAGCTTGTCCGACAGTACCAGGGCTTGTTCTATGTCATGGGTGGATAGCAGGATGGCCTTGTTTTGCTCCACCGCCAGCTGATGCAGCAAAGTCATGATTTCTATGCGGCTCACCACGTCCAGAAAAGCGGTCGGCTCATCCAAGATGATAAGCGGACATTCCTGAACCAATGCTTTGGCTATCATTACCTTTTGCCGTTCTCCGTCCGAAAGTTCGGCGGTGTAGCTTTCGGCTTTGTGGGCAATGCCTCTTTGATAATGAGATGGTCTTTGGGATGGAGCCGTCCGAAGAAGCCTGTATGCGGCTGGCGTCCCAAAGCTACCAGTTCATACACGGTCAGCCCTCCGGCTTGTGTCTTGTCTGTCAGGACTACACCGATGGTGCGCGAACGTTCCTTTTCCGAATAATGCTGCAAAGGCTTGCCCAGCAATTGCAAATCTCCTGCCAGTGAAGGTTGCGAAGCGGACAGGGTGCGGAGTAAAGTCGATTTTCCGGCCCCGTTTGCTCCAAGCAGACTGGTCAGTTCTCCCGGATAGAGTCCGAAAGAAAGGTGTTCGTGCACTTTCTTTTCTCCTTTGTGGGTACGATAACCTATGCACAGGTCTGTGGCGGTGATGACAGCTTGCTTTTCCATCAGTTGAAGTACTGGATTTTACGTTGGTTCACAATGACATAAATAATAATGGGCGCACCGATGACCGGAGTGACGGCATTCAGTGGAATGATACCTGCCTCGCCCGGCAGAATGCAGATGAAGTTGCAGAGCAGGGCAATGGCTCCTCCCGTCAGCATGGTGACAGGTAGCAGAGAGTTATGGTTGGAGGTTCCCAGCATGAGGCGGGCAATGTGCGGCACAGCCAGTCCGATAAAGGAAATCGGGCCGCAGAAAGCGGTAGTCGTCGCTGTCAGTAATCCGGTGGCGACAAGCAGCAGGTTACGTGTACGGCGGATGTTGATTCCCAGGTTTTCGGCATAGCGTGTTCCCAGCAGCAGGGCATTCAGAGGCTTTATCAGCAGTATGGTAATCAGCAGTCCCGCCATTGTGACCAAGGAGAAAAAGGGAAGCTGCTGCAAAGATACTCCTCCAAAGTTTCCCATTCCCCAAATCATGTAGGAATGCACCCCTTCTGCCGTGGAGAAAAAGTTGAGCAGGGAGATGGCAGATGAAGTGATATACCCTATCATGATACCTATAATGAGCAGCATGATGCTGTTTTTTATCAAAGTGGAGAAGAACAGGATGATTCCCATCACCAGCATGGAGCCTATGAATGCTCCGATAATGACGGACAGGAATCCGGATAAAGTGAATACTCCGGCAGTAATCGTACCTGCGCCTGCCAGCATGACCAAGGCAACTCCCAAACTGGCTCCCGAACTGATTCCCAGTATGGAAGGGTCGGCCAAAGGGTTATTGAATGTGGTTTGCAACATCAGTCCCGATGCTGCGAGTGCCATTCCGCAAAGGAGGGCGGTAATGGCTTGCGGCAGACGGGATTCCCAGACTATGAAACTCCAACTCGCCTTTTCTACTTCATTGCCTGTAAGGATATGCCACACCGCATCGGCAGGGATGTTTACCGAACCGAACAACAGGTTGGCTCCTGTCAATGCAAGGATGAGAAGGAGCAGTATGATACCGTATTTTGTTCCTTTGTTATTCATTGATACTGTTTGGGGGTACGCCCACTGTAGGGAGTGTGTCAAAACTAACCCGGCCTATCCTATCGTCAGCTGTAGGGGCAGCATTATCCACGTTTTGACATAACCCTGATTTACTCCGCTAATTTAGTGAAATATTTTAATTCATACCCTTCTAAAAGCGTAGGATGGAATATTTTTATCAAATCTTTCAGTAATCGGTCGGGATGGAAAGGGGAATCTTCGTAAAAGTCTACCTTCCCTGTGTTGCATCCATAAATGTTGCGTTCCTTGAATGCACGGAAACCGGTGTATGGAGCATAGTCCTGCTCCAATTCCTTATAAGTCTTGTCAATGGCCTGATTATATTTGATGAGCCAGAAATCTGCATTCTGACCTTTGTCAAACACGGTTTCGAAGGCTAGGGGAACAGAACCGCTATGCTCGTCATCGGCAAACACATAATTGGCTCCGGCATCCGCATAGATGCGTGCAGAGGTGCTTTTACCTCCCGGAACATACCAAGCCGAACCGTTTTTCAGTTCGCTGATAACGCTCGGTGCAGATGAAAGGGGAGCAACCAATGCTTTCAGCTCATTATAGTTTTTTTCCACCTCGGCAAACAAACTGTCCGCTTTTTGTGCCTCACCGAACAGAAGGCCGTAGAAGCGCATCCATTCGGCACGTCCCAATGCCGAAGTTTCCATGTAGTCTGCACATTCGATAATGGGGATGTTGAGTTTTTCCACCCGTCCGTATCCGCCACTGTTCTCGAAAGGGGAGAGCATAATGGCATCGGGGTGCAGGTCGATTATCTTTTCTATATCCGGGTTCATTCCATTCCCTACATCGGCGATGCTTCCTGTGCGGCAGCCATCCTGCACTTCTTGCAGTTTGATATACTTCAAATCGCAGACTCCTCCAATACTTTTCAAAGCACCAATCTGGTTGAGCAATCCGCAATGTACGGATGAGTAAACAACGGCCTT